ATCGCCGGGGCCAGGGCCTCGGTATCGGTGATCGCCTGGCGCACCACATCGGGGTGCTTGGCGGCAAACCCGTCCAGCGCCTCGGGCGCAACCCCGGCCAGATCGGCAATGGTGCGGATCACATCACCGGCCAGCGCACCACCGGCCTTGCCCAGCTTCTGCGACAGGACCTTTTCGACAAAGGGCGCGCCCACCTGGGCGGCAAGGGCAATCAGGGCAGACATCAGAAACTCCTCAGTAAACGGGCCAGGCCGGGCAGACGGCCTTGGACAAGGGCGGCAATCGCATCACGGTAGGTGGAGGCGAGCCATGCAGCCCAGATCAGGACCAGGCACAGGGCGGCAGCCCCAGCCCAGGGCAGGCCCGCCAGCGCATCGGTGTAGCCGGTGTTGGCGCCCGCACCGGTCATGACCACTGCCGGGGCCGCAACAGCGGTCTTGCGCCGGGCATCGATGCGCCGCTGCAGGGTGGACAGGGTGGCCCGGCCCAGAATGCCGTCGACCGTCAGATCATGATCGGCCTGGAATGCCCGCACCGCCTGCGCGGTGATCCGGATCGGATCGGTGCCGACGGCATAGCCCAGCCCGGCCAGCGCCGCCCGCGCCGCGCTGAATTCCGCCGCCGACAGCGGCAGGGCAATGCGGGCGCGGCCATTCGGCTGCACGGCTTCCGGGGCCGCTTTAACGGGCAGGTAAACCCCATTCAGCAGCAGGTCCGCCTCCCGCGCCCGGCGCTTGACCAGACCGGGCAGCACCTTGCCCCCGCCCTTGGTCCAGGCGGCAAGCCCCTTGCGGGCGGCACCGGCATTGTCCGCGATCCAGGCCTTGACCCAGCTGGCCCGCCCGATGGCCCCGGTGTTGAAATGGAACATCACCCCGGCGTCGAATTCATGCGCCACCGGAAGACCCGGCTGCATGGCGCGGTCCACGGCGGGTTCGTAGTTTCTTGCCAGCGCCTTGGCCAGCAGGTCCTTGGCCGCCTCCGGCGTGATCACCATGCCGGGGCCAGGCTTCACGACACCCGAGGCCGCCGTCAGCCCGGCCCCGATGGTCCAGACCCCGGCCGGGCAGCGATAGGCGCGCAGCACCACGCCCTCTTCGGCTTCAAGCATGGCAAGGCCCGGCTCTGATATGCGCATGAACAATCCCCGGTGGATACCGGATGACCTTCGCAAATCAGGGGGGCGGATGTGACCTTGAAAGGTTTCGGGGGGTGCAAGGCGGCGCTGTGATCAGCACCTGCCCAGAGGCTGGCACATCGGCGGGGCCTCTGTCAAAGGGGCAGCATGCCCTGCCGTGATCCGGCCTCGTCCTCGATATGTGCCCGGTACATCGACACGGTGCGCGTGTGCAGATCACAGGCCAGCGCCACCTCCTGCAGCGAGTACCCGGCGCGCAGCATCCGGATCGCCTCGGCCCGCCGCCGCTTCATGCCCCGCGCATCGGCGCAGGGCAGCGTCATCTTGCCATGGCCGAACACCGCGATCAGCTGCGTGGCAGCCCCGACACCGATCACACCGGCCAGCGCCGATCCTTCGGCCTTGACCGGCACCGAGATCTGGCAGCCGCCCCAGCGGGCCAGCAGAGTGGCAGTCGCCTCGCGCCCGATCGCCTCTTCGATCTGCCCGGCAAGGCCACGGAACAGGGTCATGGCGCGGCCCCCGTGACAGGGGCCGCAGCGGTTTCAGGCTTGCGGCGGTTTCCAGCCGCGCGGCGCGTAATCGGCCATGCCGCTGCGCGCGTATTGCAGGCGTTCCTCGACCATGCGGACAAGAGCGTACAGCCCAGAGGGGCTGACCCCTTCATACTGGCGCTTGTCCCTGCCGGTTGCCTCGCACAGCAGATCGCGCAGCCCTTCCAGCGCGTCCACGCCTTCGTCCAGCGCGTCGCGCGGGTCGTTGGGGCAGTGGTTACACATGGCTCACAGCCTTCTTTCCCGCAACGTAGGCAGCCATACCCGGACTGGCAGCGGAAAACGCCGCGTCCAGCAGGGGGTCGGTGCAGCGCCCGCAAGCAAATTGGTAGTGTGCATCCGCCAACACTCCGAACCCGCCCGGCATAGCAGTCGTGAATTCGCCGCCCGCATTGGTCAATACCGCCGCCAACTTCCAGACCGGCACCTGTTCGCCGTACTTCGCGATCAGGTCTTCTCTCGAATAGGTTCCCCAGTCTTCCTCGGTCCGGTAGCCCCACCGCGCAAGCACTTCTCCGACGCTGACCGTTTCCATTAGGTCTGCGCCGCCGATGGTTTCCAGAAACGCCTTCAAATCGGCTTGCATCGCTCAGCCCTCCCCGAACAGCGAGGGCTGTTCCAGCAGGCGCTGGTCGCGCGGCGTCAGCGGCACGAGGCCGATGCGGCGGCAGTGCCGCTGGTGCTGGCGCGCCCAGTAGACCGAGCGGTTGAGCAGACTGGCGACCTTGGTCGCTGGCAGGCCGATGCGCATCAGCCGGGCGGCGTTCAACCCCACCATGTCGCCCAGCACCTTCGCCCGTGCTTGATGCACCTCCCCCGCTTCCATCTGCGAAAGCACGACCGGCGGCAGCGGCAGTGCCGCAAAGTCTTCCGGCTCTGCCAGACCCGGCATCCCGAACATCTGGCCAAGCTGCCGGTCGATGGCATCCAGCAGCTTGCGCTTCATCTCGGCGACCCGATCGCGCTTCTCGGGCGGCACCTTGCCCTCGCTGATCGACAGCATCCAGTACCCGAAATAGGGCCGCGTCAGGGTCACCGTGTCCTGAACACCGCGCCCCGAAGGTATAGGCATAATGCCCATACCTTCGGAGTAGTCCGCACCCTTCATTTTGCGGTACTGCGTCTTCCAGTCGAGCGTCAGATAGTCGCTCATCTGCTTCGGGATCAGGTGCCACTGGCGGTGATGGCGATAGGCGTCGCCCTGCCACTCGCCATAGGTCACCTTGCAGGTCGGGATGGGTAGATTGGTGTCTCGCTGAGACATGGGTCAATTCTCCTGCGGTTACGGAAGCCAACACGGCTCCGGGTGTTGATAAGACTGCCGCAGGACAATCCGCATGTGCCTTTGGGCTTTCGCCTTGGACATTGCACATGCCACCCGGATGAAGCTGATCTCGGTTGAGAAGCTCTGTCGGGGCGTAACCGCCTGCGGTCGTCTTGCTCGGGGCGCTTATCAAGGCGCTTCCGAACGACGCCAAGATGCGGCGGTTCGCCTGATTTGTCAAATGACCATTGCAGGGCCAGGGCTGCGTCATGCCGGATCGTCCCCGTCCAGAACCCGCGCCAGCACGCCGGACGGCAGACGCGCGTCGACGCGGCTCTCACGGAGTTTTCGGGTCTTGACCCCCTTCAGCCGCGCCCGTTCGCGCCGGGTCATCCGGGCGGTGCGCGGCGGGCCGTCCTCGTCTTCCGGCTCGCCGCTGCGCCCCGGCAAAGGCTCGTGCGACAGCGGGGTCACGGTCACCACCACCCCGTCCTGCAGCCGGTAGATCAGCCCGTCATGCCGCACACCCGTTGCCCCGGCCAGCGCCGCGCGCCAGACCGTGCTGGCAATCTCGGTCCGCACCGCCTCGATATCCAGGCCATGCAGCCGCTCCAGATAGCGCAGTACGGCATGATCAGTGACATGCACCGGGGCGCGCTTCACAGCCTGATCCCCGCGCGGGCGCACATCGCCTTCAGCGCCTCGATCACCGTGGCGATCTGCCGCCAGTCGCGCATCGCATCGATGTCGATGGGGGCAGCCCCCCAGCTTTTCTCAAACCGGGCGCGGATGAAGGCGTTCAGCCCCGCCGCCCCGGCCCGGTCCACCGCCCCGGCGCGGAACAGCTTGCCCCACAGCGCATGGGCAAAGCGCACATCGCCCCGCTCTGCCGCCTTGCGTCGCGGCGCGGCACCGGGCGACGGGCGGAACCCCCGATCCTTCAGCGCCTGGACCATACTTTCCAGGTCCGCCTCAGTCATCTCGGTCATGCTGGCCTTGCCGGTGACCTGCAACTGCAGGTCCCGTCGCGTGTCGTCATCGATGCCAAGCTCGCGGCAACCGACATGCACCAGCTTCACAAGGGCGCGGGTCATTGCAGCAGGCTCAGGCAATCCAGCGTGCGGCACACGGCCCGGATACGGCCCTGCGGCAGCAGGCGGATATCGACCGTTCCCTGGCAGGCCGGGCAGACACAAGCGGTCAATTGGGCGCGAGGATGGTCTGCAATGGACTTGTCCCGTGCGGCCCAAACGGCCCGGATGAAGGTCGTAACCACGGCGTCGGTCAACGCCGGATTGCGGTCGCTCTGTGCGCGCAGAACGGCCCTGTGGTCCTCCAGAATGCGGATCGTGTTGCGCAGCGTGGCGATCACCTCGTCATCGCTTGCGCCGTCCTTGCGCGCCTGGATCACCAGATGGCCGATGGCCACGCCCAGCCCATACTGAATCGATGTCGGCCGATCATTCACGGGTCTTCTCCTTGTTGAATCACTGTTCATGCGCCCCCGTTCCGCAGCACCCTTGCCGCGTGTTCCAGCTTCGCCGTGGCCATGATCACCGGCTTGATCTCGGGCGCAGCGGCGTCGTAGCCGCGCCCGAAGCGCCCGTTCAGCCGGGGCAGCAGTTCGCGCGGCACCGCTTCCCAGTTGGCCGGGTCCGTGTTCCGCTTGTTGCCGTCCAGGCACTTCAGCGCACAGCCTTCGGGCACCGGCCCGTGCTTCTGTTCCCAAAGCCAGCGGTGCTTGGGAACCATCCGCGTTGATGCGCCGGTCCATGGGTTCGGCTCGGCAACGCAGATGCGGACATACCCGTCCTTGTCGATGCTCTCGTGCCCCACATCCTTTGCCGTGTGCGGGCGCTGGCCCTTCCTGAACTGCGTTGCTGCACTGTTCGGGTTGAACGGCATGCGCTTGCCCTTGTTTGGCGGCACGCTTCCGGGCGGAATGCGGCCCGTCCGGCCCGTCAGCCAGCCCTTGCGCTTGCAAAGAGAACGCAGGGTTTCCTGCGACACATCCTTGCGGCCGAAGCGGAAGCAGAAAGCCGAGTGCAGTTCGGCTCGCGGGCGGGTCCGGTTCGCCTCGATCCAGGCAAGCTCTTCGTCCAGCCAGCCAATCTGACTGCCCTTCATGATCCGCTCGCCCCGGTCTTGCCGCCGATCTGCGGCAGCATCGGCAGAACGACCGCCCCATGGTCGGCAAACAGCCGCGCGGCCCGCAGTTGCAGGTCCGCATTGCTGCTGATCTGGTCGGCAACCTTGACCATCGCCTCGGCCCGCTTCACCTCGATCTCCAGCTGCTCCGGCGTGATGCCTTCCACGCCCAGCCGTTCCATCTGGGCAAACAGATGGTCGTTCAGATCACTCAGCTTGTTCTTCACCTCATGGTCCTTTCGTTATGGGGACACCGTTCCACTCGCGCCCGTCCATGGGTTGAACGTGAAGCGCGCCCATTCGATGGTGGTTTCAGCCATCGGAAACCTCCCCCCGCACCCCATCCCGCCGCAGCCGGATGATGCGCCCCAGTTCCGACAGCGAAACCTCCAGCGCCCCGGCCTCCAGCGCCGCCGCCCGCCTGGTCAGACAGATGTCGAGGTGCTCGCGGTATGTCCCCGCATCCTGCAGATGCTTGCGGTCCACCCCGATCCGGTCAGCCATGGCCAGCAGCTCAGCCGTGCTGTCGGCCAGCATGTGGCACATCACCATGCCCCGGACCTTGGCCCGCATGTTGTCGACATAGACGGTCATCACTGACCGCCTTTCATTTTGCGCTGCCACACCGCCAGTTCGGTGTAGTCCCTTGCGGGTGTCGGTTGCCAATCAGGGCAGCCTGTGCCGAGCCACGTCCCGCCACCGCACTTGCAATTCGGTCGGGAACAGCGACAGCGGCAGTGCGGGACTGCACAGGCCCCCCAGTTATTGACCAGATACGATGCCAGGTGCATCACTGCCCCCGCCCGGCCATATGCCCCGCGCGGGCAATCCGCTCCCCCACCTGCTCGGTGCGCGCCGCGCCGAAGCGGGTGGTCAGCACCCGCGCGGTGATGTCGGCAATCGCCTCGGGCTGCAGGCGGGCAAAGGCCTCGCCCACCATCTGCTCGGCTTCGGACATTTCGCGCTGCTGCGCCTGGGTCATCCGGTTCATGCCCATCCCCCTCACGCCTTCGACAGATCGATGCTGACCGCCTGCCAGGCGGCATCGGGCGCATCACGCATGAACACCCGCACATAGGTCTTTGACCCGACCACGCGGATCGCGTCGCGGATCGCGGCCATGGCGCGCGTCCAGCGCTCGTCGGTGATCTCCAGCCGCAGCAGCATGAATATCTCACTGCGGTTGATCTGGCCCGCCTTGTCGGTGTTGAAGGCCCGCGTCACGATGGTGCGGATTTCGGGCCGCGCATCCGCCGCCCATTCGGTCAGGCATTCATCCAGCAGGCTTTTCGCCACCTGCAACTCGGGGCCGAAGTCGATGCGGTCGGCGACCTGCACCTGCACCTTCATCCGCCCGTCATAGCTTTGCAGGGTCTTGTTGCCCTTCGGCCCGCCCACCTTTGCGCCGTATTCCTGCTCCAGCAGCGCCTCGAACCCGCTGATATCGTCAAAGGTATGGGCCTTGAACCGCGCGACCTGGTCGCTCAGCGCCAGGCTGTAGCCCACGATCTTGCGCACCACCTCATCCTCCAGCAGGTGCTGCGGCTTGATCGTCTCGACGGGCTGCAAC